GAATAGAATTGTTTATATAATAATAATTGTTGAGTTTTGTTCTCATCTTTTTTCATCCATTTATTCCAACCCATAGTGGATGTTTTAATATCATATATTTTTAGTGTGTTAGTTATTTCATCTAATATGACTAAATCCAAGTAACCAACCATTTTAATATTTTTCTTTAACTCAACGTTGATTGGGACTTCACAACCAATTAACTTATAACCTCTTTTACTAAAATACTCTCCACGCTTTTTCTTTACAAAATCTAATATCTCTACACCATCATTAAAAAACTCTCTTAACTCTTCTAATGTACAAGGGTTTTTTCCAAATCTTTTTTTCTCTATTTGAAATTGTTTCATCATTTTATCATGTAGTCTTTGTTCAAGATTTATTTTATTTGCATTCTTCACACTATCGTGATACATAACTTCTAACCAAGATTGTATGACTTCATGCATCGCTGTTCCGAATAATAGATGAATACTTGGCTCTGACTCTGTGATTTTATCTATGTAATTTAGTTTCCACCTTTGTGGACATTCACTAAACATTGATAACTGACTATATGATATTCTACCCATAGTTAAATATACAACCTTTTTTTCTTTTATCCAAGCTTTAATTTTATAAATGATACAATTTCACCAGCAATATTTTTCTTTGTAAATTGTTCCATACCCTCAAAACCAGGATTGGAATTAACTTCACATATTTTGTACCCACCATTTTGAAATAATAAATCCACACCAGCAATATCTAATCCTAAAGCCTTTGATGACTCTGATGATAACCATTCTATCTGCTCATTGACCTCATATGGAAATCCTTCACCACCACGAGATATATTAGCTCTAAAATCATCATCAGTAGCTTGTCTCATCATACAACCCACTACTTTATTATTAACTACGAACACCCGTAAATCCTTACCCCAAGTATCTTTAACAAATTCTTGTATTATGATGTCGTATGATTTTTTAGTTAATTCAGCCATAGTAACTAATTGATTTAATGATTTTTTATCTTCACATAAAAACACACCTCTACCATAACTACCACTAATTTTTTTTACAATCACAGGAAATCCAATATGTTTTTGTACAAAATCAATATCAATAGGGTGTTTTAATAACATTGTCTTTGGTATATCTAAATTTGATTCTGCAAGTATTTGATGAGTGTATAATTTATCCTTTACATTGTCTATAGCCTCTGATGAATTAATTACAGGCACTCCCATTCTTTCAAAGTGTCTTATGACTGCTTTTATATAATAAGTTGTTCCACTACCAGTTCTAGGAAATACAAATCTAGGTAAATAGGTTTCCAAACCATTTACAACGATTGACTTTTTGTTTTCTTTGTTTACAAATATATCTATTTCATTTGGATCTATAACTTTCACATCAATGTCTTGGTTATGAAACTCTTCAATTAATCTTACGGTCTCATACGCATTGTGAAACTTTGGTTTACATAGTATCCAACCTTTACTCATTATATTTTTTTCCATACCCAAACCGGTTCACCGAACGTATCACTTTCTTTTTCATTATTGTTCTCATCATTTACTGCTGTTCCTACTCCTATACTATTTGGTCTTTTTGCCATTTCCATACCAAAACACTCTACATATTCTGAATCTTCAAAAGTATCTATATAATCATTCATTGGATCACATATCTTCAACCAATCTTTTTTACCACCACTTGATGCATTCACATCAGATATATTCACCATCAACACACCACCTTTTCGTAGTGTCCTCCAAACATTTTTTATTGATTTTTGTAAAAAGTTTTTGTTCCATAAATCTATATTCTTATATCTAACCCAAGACTGAGTATCATCGTGTGAATATCGTTCTACATTGAAATAAGGTGGTGATGTAAATACTATATCCATCATCCCTTCATATTTGGATAAATCTGCATCTTCTGCAGGTGAACATATAAGTTCATGTTTTTTATCATTTTCAAAAAAAGTAGAATGTTTTTGATAAAATTGTGCCTGTTGTTCGTATATTGGGTGATTTTCTTTTCTAGGATCTATCCCTAAATAAAATTCAGTATAATCAGATGCATAGAATCCAGCGAGTCTATCACCCCAACCAGCACTAAAATCTAAAACATTCTTACATTTGTATCTGTCATATATAGCTTTGACTACATTTGGTTTAAACTGAGAACAGATATATTTTCTTAGTGATATACTAGTTCTTAATGTGGATTTATCTACTTTTGGTACTTTGAGTGAAAAAAGAGAACCTAATAATGTGTACATAAATTTTTCATTTTCCCAAGTTCTTAATGGTCCTGGTGAAACAGTTCCATCTACACTCCATCTATTTTTTTGTTGAAAATAATTACTAGCTTTATTACCTACATTTAATCTCTTTATTAAATTATCACTTCTATCCCAATTATACTCTGAACGAGCAAACCATTGTTTACTAATATATAAATCATTCCACTTTACACCTTTTAACTTTTGATAATCTTTGAGACATTCTTTTTCTGAAATATCCATATATGGTGGTTCATATTCCATAAGAACTTTTACTAAAGATTCTTTTATTTCTTCCTCAGAAAAAGTTTCTTTTATATAAGTCCATTCTTTTTCATCTATACTGAAATAAGGCTCCATACCTCGAAATTTTTCAAAATATGGATTCAACTATTTACCCCATTTTCCAGCTTCAACTATTTGTGCTATGATACCATAACACGCCAAGTCTTTGAATGCATCTATTGTTGGTTCATTTTGAGCTTTTCTATTATTTTTTACTACAAGATTTATTAACCTTTGTATTTTGTCATTAATTCTAACTATCAAACCTATCTTACTTAATCTTTTTTCTTCATCAGTGTCTAATGATGTACCCATAGCAATGTTACTTGGTCCATAATCCATTTGTTTTTTACAGAACAACTCCCATTGTTCAAACTGTAGTCTTTGAAATTCTTTTGCAGTTTCTGGATAATGTTCCTCTATAAACTCTATGGCATTTTGTTCCGAATCTAATTCTGTTTCTATTATTTTCATTTACATAACCTCTTTATTGTTTTTTTATCTTTTCCATACATTTCCAATATGGATTTTAATTCTTCTTTGTCTATAATTTCAAGGTGATTTTTAGTCTCCAACTTACTACATTCAAAATGATTACTAATTATATTAACTAATTCTTTATCGTACTTTTTATCTCTTTTACCCTTTATGTATTTGTTGAATCTTTTGCCTGATGGAAGAACACTACGATACCATTTATAAACTTCTCTTGGTTCAAGTGTTCCAATGGAATATTTCTGAAACACATTAACAATTTCAATAAACTCATTATCCATTGATAACCAACGGTTAATAATAAAAGGGCTGAATTTCTTTTGTTCATCTTTAGAAAATTCATCCCAAGGTTTTTTGTGAACCAACAACTGGTTCATCCAATCTATAATCGTCATCCACCGCCCTTTTTCTTGTAATCTGTTTCATAAAAACCACTACCTTTAAATTGTGGTTTACCTACACTTGTATATACTCTTTCCATCTCAGGTATATGAGTTCCACAACTAGCCTTTACACATCTTTCACATACAGGTCTAGCTGAGTTCATACTCTGTAATAATTCTTTTTCTTTTTTACAAGATGGACATTTAAACGTGTAAAAAGGCATTATACTTGTTTTATATCGGCTTCTTGAAATTCTTTGTTAATGTGTCCACAAGAATCACAAGCGAATGCAGCTACTGGAATTATCGCCTCTTGTCCATTTGGTGACATTAATGGTGAAAGTTTTTTTAACATCATTGTTTGTCTGAAACCCATCCCTCCACATTTTTCACAGATAATATCCTTTGCATGAGTTAAATCAATATTGTCTATGGTGAGTCCATCTTTTCCTGGTATCATGGTCATTACTCTTCTCCTTGGTAATTCACTACCTCTGTTATTTTAACGTCCTTTAATTTCCATTTAGTACGAGATATTACATTTTCATCCTCGTACGGTGGATTAAACAACGTTATATAAGTCGTTGGAATATTGTAATCATTATGCTCTACTTTAAATCTTTTCATTTGAGTATCCTTATTAGTCTTATTATTAGTGACATAAAATTTATTTCTTTGTCCACAACGTGAACATCTTGGTATTGAGCTTCTGCAATATTTAAAATACATTCAGCTTCCTTACTCTTCCCATAAACCTCAACCTCATCATAAAGTAGTCTGTATAATTCTGAGTAGTCAGTTATGGAATTATCGGCAATCAATTGTCTCACAGTGTTTAACTTAGAACCGTTTGACAGATGTTCAATTAATTGTAGTTTATAGTTGTTTTGAATTATAGAACTTGTATCAATTTTTAGTTTACCACTTACGACTTGTCTTTGAGCAGAATTAATTACCCTACGAATATCAGGATAACTTGCATCTGTAACTAATCTAATGTCATCTAATTCGTATTGAACATTTTCTTGTTCTAAGACATGAACTAAATGTCTAGCTACATCAACTCTCTTTGGTGGTATGACTTTAAATGATTGACACCTTGATTGTATCGGGTCGATTATTCTTTCTACATAATTACAAGTTAGAATAAACCGACAATGTTTTGAAAATGTTTCCATTAGGTTTCTCA